TGCAGGTAGGCGATGGAAATCAGCAAGCTGCGGTAGGCACAACTGTTGCTCTTCTTGAGCGCGGCTCCAAGGTAATGTCGGCTATTCACAAGAGGTTGCATTACGCCCAGAAACAAGAATTCAGGATGCTGGGTCGTGTATTTTCTGAATCACTTCCTCCGATGTACCCCTATAATGTGTATGGCGGGGAAGCCACTGTTAAGCAGACGGACTTTGACGAGCGAATAGATGTTATTCCTGTATCCGACCCAAATATTTTCTCGATGTCGCAACGTCTGGCCTTGGCACAAACACAGCTTCAACTTGCTCAAAGCAATCCTCAGATGCACAATCTGTATGAAGCCTACCGCCGTATTTACGAGGCTATAGGCGTGCATAACATTGAGGCCTTGCTGCCGACGCCTCAACCACTACAGCCCACTGATCCGGCTATTGAGAACGCCAAGTCTATTATTCAGGAGACTTTGCAGGCCTTCCCGACTCAGGATCATGACGCACACGTTACGGCCCATATAATATTTATGAAAACGCCGATTGCCGCGTCTTCGCCCCCTGTATTTGCTTTGCTTCAGGCGCATCTATGCGAACACATTGCGTTCAAGGCCAGGGGTGTTGTTGATGCGGAGATGCAACACACTATTCAACAGGCCGCGCAGATGGGACAGCAACCGCCGCAAGTTGATCTTGAAGCACGAGTGGCGGAACTCATCGCCCAATACACGGAAGAAGTTATGGGCTTTCTAATTCCTCCGCCGGAAGGCGAGGTTGATCCTCTTGTTGAGCTCCGTTCCAAGGAACTGGACATCAAGGCCTCTGACGTACACCGCAAGGCTGAAGAATTTGTGGTCAAGCAGATGTTTGAGGAACAGAAGGAAGGCGAGCGTCAGGAACTTGTACGCGATAAGATTGATTCCCAGGAAGACATTGCGCTGTTACGTGCGGAGGTTAACCGGGAGCGGATGGAACAACAGGCAAAAGCTGGGAGTAAGTTGTGATGGGAAGCACTCTGGAAGCACAGAAAAAAATAGTTGGGACAGTTTCTCCGGGGAAGCCTTACTACTCGAGTAAACCTCTTGGTGAAAGCTATGAACAAAACCTTATTACGGAGGGGATTTCTGGGGGCCTTAGAACAAATAGTCCTTTCGGTAAAGCATCTCCACGAGCCGCTGCCCTAGATGTAGGGGCGGCAGCGATTAACTTGCTTAGAAACAAGGCCGGTCAAAGAGGCGCTCGTCACGCTAAGAAGGTAATGGAGAGTACCAAATACAGGAACAAGAAAACGAGAGTGTTTTAGGAGTAAGTTGTGAGAGTTAAAAAAGTCAAGAAGGTTACACTTCCGACTGTGGAAGCGCGGGCAGAGGAGATGCGGAAATCTTTGAAAAAAGAAAGGCGCAAATCCATTTCGCGTCGGGACGGTGGAAGTGTGAAGACAAAGGTGTATTAATGCCTGTTCGTAAGGTAAAGGGCGGCTGGACATTTGGTGGTGCTGTATACAAGACCTTAAAATCGGCTACGAAGGCGTACCAGGCTTATCTGGCCAAGAAGCATAAAAGAAGGGCGTGATGTTTCACGTGAAACAATATGGCTAAGAAAACAGTAGATCAGATGGCTGATCAAATGGACATCTCTAAAACGGAAGCAGGTGGTCTGATGGCTAAAGCAAAGAATATTAACAACATGGCGGGCTACATGCGTGGCGGTCATATTTACGTTGTTACTTATGGCAGTGAGGATGTTCCTGTCGAATATGGCAGGGAAAAACTCAAGGGTGGCACGGAAGAGTTGATCCAAGGCACCGAGTCCCAGGTCCGTGGTCGTTACTTCAACAACAACGATGGAAAGGGGACTTTCTGATGGCTGAAAATATATCTGACTTTGAAAGAGCCGTCCTTCGAGAGGGTAGACAAATATCTGATGCAGATCGTGCGCTAATAATGGAGAAGTATATTAATCGCAACGATGGCGGTATCGCCAAGAAGACGAGGACATTCTAATGCCTGAAGTTGATGGAAAGAAGTATGATTATGACGAGAAGGGTATAAAGGCTGCGGCTGTGGCTTCCGCACCAAAGGAGCCCACGGATGCAGATGTTGTGGAAGCCATGGGCATCACAACTTCTGAAGAAAATGAGGGTCCTTACGACCTGGCACACTCAAAAGCAGTATTGAAAAACGCGACCCCTGAACAAACGGCCAAGGCTCGTGAGGATTTGGGTGTACCAAAAGATATGAACATGGGCGGCGTTGTCGTAGATGAACTCGGCTACATGAAAGGCGGTATGAGTTACAATAAGAAACAGCCTGTTAAGTATTCCAAAGGTGGCGCCGTCAGAGGCAAGAAATTTGCGGGAACTTTTTAATATATGTCTGACCCAACGACTTTTGCCTATTCTGTATTAAAGGCTATACAAGGCCGCATAACACTTACTCAAGACGCTATTCTCCACGGAAGTCCTAAAGATATGGAAGCTTACCGGCAACTGACCGGGGAGTTGAGGGGTCTTGAGTTTGCGGAACAGGACATCAAAGATCTCCTGCAATCTTCGGAGGACGAATGACGAATACTCTATACGTTCCAGACCATGTTCTGGATTCGCAAAAAAAGAAGAAAGAAGCTGTTCTATCATCTGCATATATAAACAAGAACGAGAAGGTTCTCGATCCGTCTCTTGTTTCTAAAAACCTGAAAGAAAGATTGCCGCAGCCCACAGGATGGCGGCTCCTTGTAATGCCCTATATGGGCAAAGCCACTACAGATGGTGGCGTACATATCCCTGATGCTGTTCGAGACAGGGAGGCACTTTCCACTGTAGTAGCGTATGTTTTGAGGGTAGGTCCCCTTGCATACAAGGACCACGATAAGTTTGGATCAGAGGAGCAACCTTGGTGCAGGGAAGGGGGTTGGGTCTGCATTGGCCGCTATGCCGGCGCTCGATTTAAAATTGATGGCGGCGAAGTACGCATCATTAATGATGATGAGGTCATCGCAACTATCATCGAACCGGATGACATCAAGCATGTTTGACATAAGAACACCGCCGGGGTGCAAAGGAGAACTAAGATATGGGTTACGTTAAGAAAACTATGTTGGAAGATGAATATGAGAGACAGCGTGAAGAGGAAGAGGAAGAGGAAGCACGAGCTTCGTTTTACGATGAACTAGACAGACAGCGTGAAGACGACCTCATTGAGAATTCTATCCAGAATCAGATAGAAGAGGCAGATGAGCAAAGGCAGATGGAAGAGGAAGAGGAGTGCAGGCTCCGTGGGGAGCCTTATTTTCGTCCCAGAAATTTGATACTTAATCCCCCCCTGTTACTTAGAAAGAAGAGAAAAACCATGGAGAGTACCCATGCCGGAAGAAACGAAAATTGATATTGGCGACAACGACGAAGAAGCTGTAGAGGTAAATCTTTCCGAAGAAAAGAGTCCTAGCAATGTAGAGGTCTCATCGGAAGAGGAGCTGGAGGATTATAGTTCTGGGGTTAAGGCCCGTATTAACAATCTGACCAAGCGTTTTCGAGAGGAAGAGCGGCAGAAACAAAGCGCTATTGAATATGCCGAAAATGTTCGGAAAGAAAACGAAAACCTTAAGACCCGAATTACTTCCTTGGATCAGGGGTATCTAGAGCAGTTTAAAAGCCGGGTTACTAATCAGATTGCTTCTGCCAAAGACACTCTAAAGCAAGCTCATGAAACGGGGGATGTTGATAAGATTGTCGAGGCTCAAGAATCTTTAACTGATCTAAGTGTAGAGAAGGGGGCCTTAAAGGCCGTCCGCGCAGAGACGCCTTCGGTGACCCCGCCTCCTGCACCAACCCCTCCAGCGGCTACTCCTGACCCAAGAGCAGAGGAATGGGCTTCTAAGAACTCTTGGTTCGGAGACGACGAAGTTATGACATATGGTGCTTTTGGAATTCATAGACGTCTGATTGAAGATGAGGGGTTTGACCCTCAATCGGAGGACTACTATTCTGAATTAGATAATAGATTAAGGTCCGAATTTCCTCATAAATTCGATTCGAGGTCTAAAAGTAACGGGGGAAGCCGTAAGGTTGCGTCAGCCGAGGCTTCTGCTTCCCGCAACAAAGGTGGACGGAAAACTGTGCGATTAACGCCCTCTCAAGTTGCTATTGCAAAGAGGTTAAATGTACCTCTTGAAGAATACGCTAAATATGTGAGGGACTAATCATGACTACTGAGAACACAACTCGCCAAAAGTCTACGAGAACGCCTAGGGCAAATCAGACCCGTGCGACCCAAGCACGCAGAGAACCTTGGAAACCACCGTCCATGTTGGACGCACCTCCCCCGCCAGAAGGTTATAAACATCGGTGGATACGGGCAGAAGTTATGGGTTTTGACGACCGTAAGAACGTAGCAGCACGATCCCGTGAAGGGTGGGAGTTGGTACGTGGTGAAGAATACCCAGACTTTGATATCCCGACTGTCGATGATGGAAAGCATGCTGGTGTAATTGGTGTTGGAGGACTTCTTCTTGCCAGGGTTCCGGTTGAGATTGTTGAGGAACGCAACGACTACTATCGTGGCATGACTCATAATCAAATGACCGCCGTCGATAATGATTTAGCTCGCGAACAACACCCCGCGATGCCCATCAGTAAACCTGATAGGCAAACTCGTGTAACTTTTGGAGGCCCTCAAAACGAGGACTAGGAGAAACAAATGGCTAATTCTAATGGAAGCTTTGGCCTTCGCCCTCTAAACAAACAGGGCGGAGCCGCTAATTCCACTGGTATGACCCAATACTCCGCGTATGAAATTGCAAATGGCAATACCGATAAACTGTATCACGGAGAACCCGTGATACCGCTGTCCACTGGCTATATTGGCGCTCCTGGCGCCGCTGCGGGCGGGACAGTTGGTATGTTGGGCGTATTTCAGGGTTGTGAGTATGTGGATTCCACCACTGGAAAAACTGTCTGGAAAAACTACTGGCCCGGTTCTGGGGCAGATTCCAACCACCCGGTAAAAGCGTTCGTCAATGACGATCCAATGCAGCTTTATCTTATTGCAACAGATGCGACATGGACGAGCAAGGCTACGGCGCGTGCCGCAGTGTTTGCAAACGCTAACTTCTCAACCGCTATCACAGGAACAGACGCTACTGGTATTTCGTTAGGTCGCCTTGCGATCAGTACGATTGCGACCACAGCCGCTCTGCAAATGCGTATTGTTGGTTGGTTGGATGACCCAGAAAATGCTGATTTCTCAGCCGCGGGTATCGGGGCAATTGTACGGTTGAATAATCACTTCAATAGCAATAACGGCGCTGTTGCGGCTGGCACACCTTCAACCACTGGCGTATAGGAGGGTTTGAAAAATGGCTATTAGTAGAGCACAACTAGCTAAAGAGCTAGAGCCTGGACTCAATGCCCTTTTTGGTCTTGAGTATGCTCGATACAATGACGAAGCAGCTGAAGTTTACGAGACAGAATCTTCGGAGCGAGCCTTCGAGGAGGAGGTGATGCTGTCCGGTTTCGGGTCGGCGCCCGTAAAGGCGGAAGGTTCAGCAATTTCGTTTGACGATGCACAAGAAGCGAATACCGCCAGGTACACGCATGAGACTATCGCGCTTGCGTTTTCCATTACGGAAGAAGCAATCGAGGATAATTTGTATGACCGTCTGGCTTCGCGTTATACGAAAGCTTTGGCACGTAGTATGGCCAACACCAAACAGGTGAAGGGTGCGGCTACGTTGAACAATGCTTTTGATAGCTCGTTTACTGGCGGTGACGGTAAAGAGCTATGTGCGACAGATCATCCTTTGGTTAACAACAATGATCTTCGTAATGAGCCCAGTACGGCTGCTGACCTTAACGAAACCAGCCTAGAGAATGCTCTTATTGACATTGCAGCATTTGTTGATGAGCGAGGACTCAAGGTATCGGTTCGTGGCGAGAAGCTGGTTGTTCCACCCGCGCTGCAATTCGTTGCGGATCGGGTGTTGGAATCAACTCTTCGTCCGGGCACAGCGGACAACGACATTAATGCTACCCGGAACATGGGTATGCTTCCGCAAGGTTATGTCGTTAACCATTATTTGACGGACACGGACGCATGGTTCATTAAGACAGATGCGCCTCGTGGATTTATCCACTTTGAGCGGATGCCTATGTCCACGAAGATGGAAGGTGATTTCGATACTGGCAATGTAAGGTTCAAAGCCCGTGAGCGTTATAGCTACGGTTACTCTGATCCCCGTTGCGTATTTGGCTCGCCTGGTGCGTAGAGACTGAGTAAGGGGGGAGGTTCGTCCTCTCCCCATTTCTCTGGGATTTCATAGCCCTAGCGACTGGCCCAGCAGACGCTTACAAGACTCTAGGGCGAATCCTTTGTAAGGAAGGGATCTAGTTATGGGTACGACTCGTTTTTCCGGTCCCCTTATGTACAGCGGTCACGGTAGTGACGCCAGTGCTTTAGGATCGTGGTTCAGAAATCTCCCCCTTCAAGTTAATCCAGATTATGTCTTCAAATATGACGACTTCACTGGCGTTGATATTGACGACACTGATGATTGGACCAAGGCTGTTCTTAACAGTGGTACATTAACTCTTCTGGCCGACCATGTTGGCGGTTGGGCGAAATCCACTGGAGATGGTTCCACCGATAATTCTGGGGGATCAATTCAGGGCAATGAAATTTTTATGGCCGAATCAAGCAAGCTTATCTTTTTGGAAGCGAAGGTTGCTGTAGCCGATGCTGATGATATGGATATGTTTGTTGGCTTGGCAGAGAACGGTACGTTTGCCACGGGTGTCCCTTTCACGGCGAATAATCAGATCGGTTTCTTATTGGTTGAAGGCGCGGCTGATATTTATGCTAACTGTGATAGTGGCGGGACGGAAACCAAGACGGACACGGGCATTGATTTTGCTGATGGTGCCGAATCGTCTTCTAATATCACTAATACTCGTCGTTTAGGTTTTATTGTCAAAGGAACAGGACAGGTCGAATTTTATGTTGACCGTGTTTTGAAGACTACTACCACGGCAAATATTCCAACTTCAGCCTTGACTCCGTGGTTCTGCGCCATGTCTGGTACGACTACGGCGGATGCGGCTTGGTGTGATTATATTTGGATTTCCGCTCAAAGAACCACAGATGGTATGATCCAATATAATGATGCACCATAAAGTAAGTTCGTAATTAAGGAGAGTCCCCAAGGGGACTCTCCTTCCCAAAGAACTCCTAATAAGCTCGAGATCATGATCTTGCCAGGAGAAATTAAGGAGTAGGCTATGGCCGATACTTTTACCGAGAAGATCATTGAAGATGGTCCCCGAAAATTAGTTAAATCCTTCGCCTACACATATGTTGATACTGGACAAAGCGCTGTTATGGCGGTTGATGTTTCCGGCCTATCAACTCTTCAAGATGGCACCGCTTGTAGCAATCTTCGTATCAACAAAATATGGTTTAGTACCATTGGGTTATCCGTAAAAATTCTATGGGACGCCAGCACGGATACGTTAGCCGTCGAACTTCCCTCTGGTTATCAAGGAGATTTTGATTTTTCTTCTTTTGGAGGTCTTCTTAACAGTGCTTCCAGCCCTACAGGAGATCTAAGATTCACTACAATTGGGCATGGGAGTGGTGATACATACGCGATAGTGCTGGATTGCATTAAAGAGTTCTAAGCGAAATGGCCGATTTAGCAAAATTCTATGGGCAGTCGGTTTCCTTATTCTCGCTCAGTTGGCTGTGGGGGTTGGATTGGCTATTTTTAGTTAAGGAGTGAAATATGGCAACTTCTGGATCGGTTGATTTCAACCTAGATATGGCCGAAATTACAGAAG